TTGCCAGCGTAGGTGAACAGAATAGCCATGAGAAGCCCTAGGACGGCTCCTGTGGCACCAAACTGGGCAGACTCGAGTGGTTGCAACCCTTGGAGGCTTCCAGCCCCTAGAAAGGCGATTCCAGCCCCGAGCGCGAATGCTGCGACGCGGGTGACTCTTTTGAGTGGGCTACTTTTTAGCAGATTTTTTAGCAGCTGGTTTTTTGGCAACTGGTTTCTCCTCGTCGTCGACGGTGATTGTCTGAGGCGTGAGAGTGGCCTCGATGAGTGGTAGCGGGTCGCAGACTGGACTGGTTGCCAGGTTGATTTTGTCACCGGCCATTAGGTGCAGGTGTGCGCCAGATGTGGCTGTGCCTGTGTTGCCTGACTTGCATAGGACTTGGCCGCCTTTGACTGGGTCGCCAACTTTCCAGAATTGCTCCTGGTCTTCGAGCAGGTGGTAATAGCCAAAGATGACAACCTCGAGCTTGCCTGCCTGGATAACCGGTGCGCTGATCTCGATGAAGTAGCCGAGCACGTTCGTGTGGCCCATGTTCTTGACTCGACCTGATCCGATTGCCAGGAGCGGTGTGCCTGACTGCACGGCGTAGTCAATTCCCCGGTGTGAGCCTAGCCCTAGTTTCTTGCGTAGTGCGCTGTGAGTGCCGAATGTATCGCTAATGCGCGACGGCTTGGCTGGGTGGAATGTTTGAACGGTTACTTGCTTAGGCATTGGTCATAACTCCCTGTGCGATTGCGACGATTGAACCACCGATAGCACCGGCGAAACCCATGAATAGATATATCTTTTTTTGTAATTCACGAACGTCGCGCTCAAGTTGCTTGTATCCGTTCATCTCGGCCTTGAGTGTTGCCAGGTCTTTGATGATTGTGATTAGCAGCTCTCTGTCGGTGGTTTCGGGCATTTTAGATTGCTACCCAGTCGGTCACTTCTTCGTTCCAAACATACGCTTTTCCGTCGGTTGGATAATCTTTCGGTGCTTTCCAAACCCAGTCGGTTGCGTTCCATTTGAATGAAGGGAATGGTTGTGGTGACTTAAAGTTTCCTGTGCTTGCAACATAGGTGTCTCCTATCGCTGCAAACTTTTTGCCAAAGTTGGCATTGTATGAAGTCTGAACCCAAGTGCCCTCGAGGCCAAGGCTGTTTAAGTATTCTTGTCCACGCAGCTCTTCAGAGTTGTCAACGACAACTACCTGTGTCACTACGTCGTTCTCAATTTTTGCAAAGTGTGCCATGTTTAACTCCAATACCTAATAATGCAGATTCCAGAACCGCCAGCTCCACCTGAGCCATAACTGCCGCCGCCGCCACTGCCAGAGTTTGCTATAGCTGCAGTTCCATTGCTAAATGCGGTTGATCCAGAGCCTCCGCGTCCAGACCCGTTTGTGCCAGGTTGAAGATGCGATTGTGAATAACCTCCACCACCTGAGCCGTAACCGAATGATCCTTGTCCGCCAGGGAATCCATAGAACGGTGTAAGACCTGCCGCTCCAGAGCCACCCCAGCCACCCATGCCTGAGCCACTGCCGCCGTAGCCAAACGAGGTAGATCCGTTTCCACCACCTCCACCGCCAGTTGCTGTGAGAAGTGCGCCGAAAGATGAGTTAGTGCCAGCTGCTCCATTACCTAGTGCACCACCAACACCGCCAGCGCCACCGCCGCCGATTGTGATTGTGTAAGAGGTTCCTGCAACCACCGTAAGTTTTGTGTAGAACAACGATCCACCTCCACCACCACCGCCTGTGGTCGTAGCTGGAACTCCACCTTGGCCGCCGCCGCCGCCGCCACATAGAATTACTTCGACTGAAGTGACGCCAGTTGGAGCAACCCATGCTCCTGTGCTTGTTACGATATCTATCTTTTCAGTTTTGCTTGCGGCTGAGGCAGCCGGAAATACGGTTACGCTCATTAGCTAATCTCGCTGCCGAATGCTTGGAACGTCAAGGTGTTGCCGGTCGAGCTGCGAACCGAGATGATGTCGGTTGCGTCAAGAGTCAAACCAAGAGTGAATGCTGCAGTTGTGTTAGCGGCAATTGGTGCGTCGTAAATAATAGCGTTTACGTGTGCAGTCGCCGCGCCGTTTATTCTTGCCCAGACTCGAGCGTTAACAGCTGTGCCAGTGACGTTTGTAATTGTCAAAGTTGAAACGATTGTTTCGGTTCCCGCCGGAACTGTGTAAAGGTCAGTGTCGGCCGTTCCAGCTGGGTGAGCCTGTCCGAGAACTTTGTAGTTTATTGCCATGTTTTTATGCTCCGATCAAGAGAATTGGGCTGAGTGAATCTGGAATTGCAGGTGCGGTCGAAACCCAGTTAGAGCCGTCAAACATTTCTAAAGAGTTTGTCGAAATTAGGTAAGTGACCATGCCCTGAGTGGTAATACCGTAAAGTGCAGAAGTCCTCGCGCTGTCATCGGCAAAGACCATAACACTTTGATTCATGAGATAGTCCTGGACACGTGACGCTGGGAGCGTCTGCCCGTTTACAAAGTCGAACCAGCCGTTAGCCATTTAGAACTCTTTCCATACTTCTAGGGTAGTGAACCAGTTGTTTACGTCGATGCTATGACTCACCCTGGTTACTGTGTAGTTTTGGTTTATGTCTATGTTATCCGTCTCATAGACAACTCCAACGTAATCGCCTGGCATGAACTCGGCCGCTTCAGTTAGGTCACGGCTTCGGTCGATTGTAGGTGTGACCACGCTTCGCACACGGGTGATTGGCTTGGGCGCGAATACAGCGTTAGCCCATGCGTCTGCGTCGAATGTAGTCGCTAGATCAACGGTAAAGTCTTCTGAGCGTTGCCCGAATAGGTCGATTGAGTCCTGGTCTGTGTAGAGCTGCGTGAATAGTGGGTCGCCCATGAACTCGTATCTTTGTTTGACGAGCACGGTGTTATAGATGTCGTCTGACTGGGTGACTGAGTCAAGGTCTGCCATGCACAAGTGACCAGGGTCGCCGTGGTTGTTGCCGATTGTGTAGGTCGGTATGCCGCTGTTGGCTCGAGGTCTGTAAATTAGGTAGCCGGTGTTTGGATCGATGTGAATAAAGCCCAGTCCTGTGGTCAAACATTCGGCAGCGATTTGACCGAAAGTGGCGTTCAAGACTTCGGTGCCCGTCATATACCATTCTGGGTTGACGCTGAAACTGTCGAATGGGATAACAAAGCCTGTCGCGGCGACTTCGTCGATTGCGAGCTGGAGGGCTTGGCTCGGCAATAGTGCTGAGACTGGCTGGTAGTCGAATCGACGGTTGACCAGGAGTGCCCAGAAGTCTGTTGCCTGGATCGTAATTTGGTTTGGCTGGTCTGGTGCATAAGTGACATCTATGTTGTCCACCGTGCCATGCCACAAGACTCGGCTGTAAAGGCCGCGGCTAAGTCTGACTCGGACTTCGGTGCCTGGCCTAATGAACGAATAGTTGTTTGGGTCGAACTCCCATGATTGTAGGTTCATGGTGGCGCGGCCTGCATCGGCTTGAAAGTAGACGTTGGATGCTATTGACCCGCCAATGGTCGTCTGAACTCGGTTCACTTCGCAGGCTAGGTCTTGCCAGGCTAATGTGCCTGCGCCGTCTGTGCCTAGAACATCCGAGCCACCTAACAAGCTGACGCCAAGCACAAAGACATTGTTCACGTCTTGCGGTAATAGCATCTCAACTTTTAGATCGGTGGCTATGTCGAAGTTGTTTATTACAGCCATGGCTAATCCTTGAGTGATCTAAGAGTGCCGGTAAAGCCATTTCGGGTTGCGTTATTAACTGTGTTGACGATGTCCTGCGCGTTGACTTTAGGTGTGTTAATCGTGATGTTCACGTTGCCTCGAGCACCAGGTGCAGGCATTCCCGGCTTTGGCACGGTGCCAACTCTAGGCACACCGAACGCTTCTCTAAAGCCGTCGAATGCTGCGTCGCCACGTTTACCACCTGAGTAAATATCGATGCGTTCTGATAATGCCTTGGCTTCAAAATAACCACCAGCTGCGGAACCTGCCGCAGCTACCCCGACAAGTCCAAAGGAAGCCAGGATGCTACCTGCTGTCGCTGTTTTCATAAGACCAATAGCAGCTGTCACACCGTCAATAGAGGTTTTGACTGCGTTGATACCGTCAATGGTTCCCTTAAATATCGCGACACTTCCAAGCAAAGGCAAAAGCCAATTCTTGTTAGCTATAGCCCACTTGGCGACGCCAGCCAACTCTGTGAGTAATTGGTGCGCTGCGTCTGCGATTTCTTGAAGTTGCTTTTGCCCAGGTGGTGACATCATCCAGGCTGCGAAGTCGTCAAGGATAGGCAAGAGCGCGGTGCCAAGTTTCTCCTGGATCTCGCCAAAGATAATCTGCATGCGCTGGTATGGGTCAAGGTTGGCGGCTTCTGTGGATGCGCCCTTGAATGCTGCGCCCATTTCTTCAATGGGGTTCTTTGAGCCTTTTAGGCTTGGGATAAGTTTTGTTAGAGCGGTGTCGCTGCCCTCGAGGGCTTTTGCCATGGCCTGCGTGACGGTGTCTAGGTCTTTGCCTGTGGCGGCTGAAGCGTCGAGCGCAATCTGCATGAGCTCGTTGGACTTGGTGACATCACCGGTCGCGATGAATAGTTTCTGGAATGCTGGTCTAAGTTTGTCGTCTGCGATACCGGCCTGAATCTGCATCTTGGCTATTGATGATTCGGCTGACTTCACGGTAGCGTCGGTTGCCTTGCCAGTGTTTATCATGGCGAGCGCGAGCAACTCCTGGCTTTTGCGGTCTTCGATAGCTGCCTTGGTTGCCTCTTGCAACTCGTTGGCTAGGACTTTGAACGATAGACCGATACCGATAGCTGCAAAGGCCTTACCAATGGTCTTGCTAACCGTCTGGGCTTGCTTGCCCATGCTGGTTAGATCGCCGCCTGCGCCTTTGGTGGCCTGGGTTAGTTTCTTGAACTCGCCAAGGATTTCGACGTTGAGCACTAAACTCATCTGCCAGACCTTTCCTCGAGGGCTTCGATGAAAGCCCTATATTCTGCCAGCGTAAGTTTACGAAACTCTGACGGGCTCATCCCTGTGGCTAGACAGAAACTTGCCAAACGGTCAAGAGACTCTTTTACGCTTGCGCTTTTGGGTCTGCAAGATACTCCGTCACCCAGTTAGTTGCTTCGGTGAAAGTCATCTTGCCGACATCTTCAATTTTGGCATTCTTGTCGGTGCGTTGCTGCAATAGCCACACCAAGAACTTTAGGGCGCGCCCAGGGAACTCGCCTTTGCCAAACAATACGTTGACCGATGATCCGGTCAGTCTTTCGAGCTGCTCAATCTCGTCCATGGTTAGGACGTCAAGGATTGTGCGTTCTGTGTTACTCATCTGTGCCTTTCGTGCTGTTGGTTTCTATCAGTTTATTCACGTTGCGGTAATAAGTCTGGTAGACCTCATCCCTTGTAATGCCCAGGGCTTTTACAAAGAATGGCTGTGGTTTGATGTTGCGCTTGAACCAGCCCCAGTGAATCGGGTTTGCGTAAGGCACTCGGCCGTTGTTACCGGCAGAGACGCTTACTTTGTTTAGGGCTTTTGAAACTCTAATTGTGGATCGTAGTGACCCTGTCCGAACTGGAGCAAGGCCTCGGGCTTCGCGAGCGACTATCTCACCGGCATCGTTACCCGCCAACTTTATTTCTTTGGCGTCGACTCCGATTGCCTGTAAGGCTTTGATAGAGCTGCGAAGACCCTTGACCTTGATGCCAGAGGTGTTCGACATTGATTAAGCGGTTAGCTTCTCTACACCGTAGAACAAGTCGTTGGCGGTGTCGAGACCGGTGTTGCGAACGGTCAGGGTTACCTCGAACTGGACTACTTCGTTTGAAGTTAGGTTTAGCGGTGGCAACTGGTCGAAGACAACGGTTCCCTCGTAGTGAGGTTCGTTGGCTGTTGCGGTTGCGTTGCCGTTAGGTGCGATAAGGAAAGTTGCGGTTGAACCAAAGTTAGTCCAAAGCACCTGGTAGAGAGATGTTGCTTCGCCTGACGTGATACCAGCCAAAGTTAGAGTCCACTCGCCGCCAACACGAACCTCGCAGAATGTCTGAACGTCGCCAGGGGCGTCTCCAAGCTCGAGGACTACTGAGTTAGCGTCGCAGGCGTAGTCAGTGCCGGCGATGTTGAAGATGATGTTTTGCGCCTTGATGCGCGTTGAAGCAGCCATTCCTGGAGCCTTTCTTAGATCGTAATCTGCAGGTCTGTTTGCACAGACACTGCAAGATACTCGGTGTTGTTGGTTTGTAGATTGAACGGTTGGCCGGCAAGAACCATTCTTGCGTAGCCTGGTAAAGCGTTGATGACTTGCTCTAGGAGCGCGTCTAGGTTCTCGGTGGCTTTCTTGTTGGTCGCTGTTGAGGCAACACAGATTAGCTCGAGAGCCAGCGTGTATTCGCTACCGATAGTCGCTGGACGTAGGTAGGGCGTTCCGCTGTTGATGATTACGATTGGCGGGGTTATGCGCTCGGGCACGAAGTCCGAAACGATTAGACCGCCAGCTGTTAGATCGAGTTTGAACTCAATCTTGGCAGCCGTAATCTCGTTGGTTGTCATACTCCATACCCAACGTAAGGCTGGAGTAGTGGGTAGACGGCAATCATTGGATCGCGGGCGACCCTGACCGGTGTTCCGTCAAGGGATGCGAACTGTGCCACACCTTGAGGAGCGGAGCGACGGTGGAAGAGCTCCGACGAGGCGATAAGAGTCGCCTGGTCTTTTAAGGCCGTAGGAACCGTGGTGACTGCGCCAATGAAGCGCGTGACTAGGGCAAGCCCTGAAGTCAGACACTCCTGTGGAAAGTCAGTCTCATCGGTTCCGACATAAGCCTGGAACTCTTCC